CCTCGGGGTAGAACCAGTTGTCGCCTTTCGGCAACACCCGCATCGGGTCAAGGCGTATCAGCCCGAGACCGTTGTCCGTCTTCACCTTCCGCAGGTACGACGCGTCGAAGATGCCGAGGTCGTGCACCAGCGCTTCGAGCATCCGGTAACGCGTGGTCCATCCGTTCGGCTGCCGGATGAGCTGCGCCAGGGGGTGATTCGTCAGCCGTTCGCGTTCGTTGTCGCCGTGGCGCCGGTAGACGTGAAGGCCGAGTTGCGCGATGTTGCGCGCCAGGTAGGACACCGTGGTTCGCACCGCGTAGTGCTTGCGCCAGATCTGCAAGTAGTCCTGTGACAAGCCGCCGATGGCCAGCCTGGCGGGCTTGGGCGAGTCGAGCCGGCCAAGGCGTTGCACCTCGCCTGCGGAGACGACAAATCCCATGTGTCGCCTCCTTTTACGTGATCTGTATGTAGTCGATCTGGTTGCGGTCGATCAGGATCTCTCCGTCTACCGCGACGGGGTGTGATCCGGCCTCGTGCACGTGCGCGTCTTTGATCACGCAATAGGTCCGGGTCGCTTTGACGACCACACCCGAGATCGCCGCGCCAGACCACAAGTTGACGAAGGCGCGCCGGTGAAGTGCGTAGCGCAGTGGTCCGGGGATCCAAAACCGAAACATGCCTTGCCTTTCAGACGGTCATGAGGTGTCCGGTCTCGTACGCGCTTTCGTACTCGACCTCGCGTGCAGCGGTCGCCCTGGCGAGGGCCATGATCAGCGCCACGACGCCGTCGATCTTGTCTCCGGCGTTCGCCTTGTCTGGCTTGACGTTTCCTGCCGGGTCCAGGGCAACGCCGAAGTTATCGATCTGCCAGCGCATCAGTGGATTGCCGCCGTGCCGGATGAGCGGCACCTCGGGTGTTCCCCGCTTGATGAGCCGCTGCAAGTCCTTGGTCGGCGCGGACATTGAGGCGAAGCCCTGCCCCATCGTCGACATCGGCGCACCATCGGTCGTCAGATCGTTGACCAGCTGCGTGGCGTTCCAGCGGTCGTACGCGATCTCCTTGACCACGAACGCGTCACGGTCACTGGCAATCTGAGCTTTGATGAAGTCGTAGTCCGTGACGTTGCCCGGTGTGAGCGTGAGCCAACCGGCCTTCGCCCACACCGACGCCGAGCCCGCGGTGCGGGCATCGAGTGACTCCAATGAGGCCTCGGGCGCCCAGCTGCGCACCAGCACGTCGAAGGCGTCTCCGTCTGGGAACACCCACGCCAGCGCGCACAGGTCGGACGTTGACCCGAGGTCGAGTCCGCCGTAGCATTCGCGGCCCTTAAGTCGGTCGACATCGACGATCGAGGCGTTGTTGTCCCACGCCCCGAGATCGAGGTAGCGGGTCAGTTGCTTGGTCCGAATACCCAAGTGCAGCCGCAGAAATGACGCCAGCTCGGCGGGCGAATCCTGCGCCTTCTTAGCCGCCTGTTGCATGAACCGCTTGGTCGGCGAGATCCCGAAGCCGGGATTGGCCTTGCGCCAGGTCGATTCGGCGAACGGGTCATCGCCCTTGACCAGCTTGCCCTTCTCATATTCGGGCTTCTCTGCCGCCCAGATCACGCCGTAGGTCGTGTGATCCTTGAGCGCGCCACGGGCAAGCTGCTCGATCCTGTTGCGCTTGGCGTCGTACGGCGTGTGCCTGCGGCCACTGTCGGCGGTCGTGATGTACAAGATGAGGGGCTGAATCCTTGAGCCCGTGCCCGTTTCCAGGGCCTCAATCAGGTCGACCGTCTTGTGCAGGTGCAGCTCGTCGACGATGCCGCCGTGCAGGTCCGCGCCGTGCTGCGCGTCACCGACATTGGCGACAGGCTGAAAGTAACTCCCCGTCGCCGGGTGGGTGATCCTGTTGCGGAAGGCCTTCACGTACTTCTTGAGACCCGGCGCGGAGTCGGCCAGCTGACGAATCGGATCGAACGCGAACCGTGCCTGATCCGCCGTCGTCGCGGCGCAAATCACCTGCGCGCCCGGCTCACCATCGGCAGCCGTCAGGTAGATCCCGATGCCACCGGCCACCGTCGTCTTGCCGTTCTTACGCGGCAGCTCGACATACAGCGTCGTGATGATGCGCGCGTAGTCGCCGGTATCGACCGAGGGCGCAACCCATCCCGCCCACGGGGCAATGATGTGCGCCACCTGCCAGCAGTCCGGCTCAAGCGTCTGACCGGCGAAGCGGCCCTTGACATGGCGCAGCTGCCGGAAGGCTCGAATGACCTTGTCGACGCGCTCGGGGTCGAATGCGGCGCCCGGAACGTCTCGCGGCTCCGGCGTCTTGTGCAGCGGCGGGCAATCCGGCACCGGATAGCCGCGCGATTCGAGGTACCAGGCGACCTCGGGTGAAAGCTTTAGCGCGTCAAGGTCGGCGTCGGCCCACGTGCTATTGGCCCGAGGCGAAGGGGTTTTCGTCATCCTCGTCGCTACTGGCAGCCGACGAGATCGCGCGCTCGGCAGCCGGGGTCAGGCCGAACTCGCGGGCATATCGCAGAAGGTCTCGACCGGCCTCTTGCATGATCTTGACGACCGGGCTCTGGCGTTCGAGCCCTGTCTCCGGGTTGACGATCGTCATGCCGTCAGCGCGCACCTTCAACACCGCCGTCATGTATGTATCCCAGGTCTCGCAATAAGCCACCAGGATTGCCCTGTCTTCGGGCTTGAGAAGGTCCAGGCGCTGCAAACCTGGCGCTACCCGATTCCACTCCTCGCGGGCCTCCAGAGAGAGCCACTCGGGCGGCTCCGGGGCCTCTCGCTTGAAGTTGGGCGGCGGCGCTACCGGGCGACCGGCGCTGTCCTTACCCTCGCCTCGACCGTGCAGTAGCAACAGCTTCGCCGGGCTTGCTGGTCGACCCATCAGAGGCCCTTGCCGGCATTTTGTTCCGATTTTGTGCACGCGCGAGAAAAGTCACCTCGGCGCAGGCTTGGCCAGCGGTTTTCAGAGATTTCAACCCCTATACCCCTGCCTCGGGGGTTAGCTGCGTTGGGGTCGGTGTCTGTGCCGCCGGTCGTTGCTGATCCTATCATCAGAGGTTCCGTCCGACGAGCTTTCCGAGCACGTCAACGACACTTTCGAGGGCACCGACCTTGATCGTGCCTTCGACACTGGGCGCTTGGACGTTGTCTGCGAATCGGTCTGCGAGCCTCGCTCCGAACGCCTGCGCAGCTGTGGGTATGGCTCGGTCCAGTGAGTCGCCTGCTCTGTCCGCGAGGCGTTCGACGAACCGTGTCAGTAGCCGTTCAAGCATCGTGCTCACCTCGCTCTCGTCTTGCCGCGCAACGCATCCTGCGTCGTCTTCTCGGTGTGGTGTGGGTCGCATAGCGACTGGAAGTTCTCGGGGTCGTACTTGTCGCCGCCCTCGGCGAGGGGCTTGACGTGGTCCACTGCATCGGCGATGCGCGTGCATCCGGCCTTCTCGCAGAAGGGGTGCGAGCGCAGGTAGTCGTCTCGTGCGCTCACCCATCGCTTATCGGCAGAGCCGGTGTGCGTGGAGCCTTCCCATGCCGGACGGCACTGACAAGGCTTGCCTTTGACGGCCAGCCTCTTGCACCTGGCGCATACCCGTGGGGGCGCGCTTGGCACCTAAATGTCCTCGTCACAGGTAATAATGCATGTCATGACAGCACCTTGGGGGGCGATCATCGCGGCCCTGATCACAGGCACCGTCACGGCCTCTATCGGCGTGATTGGCTTCATCATTGAGCACCGCAAGCGCAAAGCCGCTGATCTCCTCACAGTCGCAGCCACAAACCGTGCCAACAACCTGAGCCGGGAACACCTCAGGATCGAGCGCGAGCGCAATGACCTTGCCCGTGAGGCCGAGTTCCATCGGCGCTTCGAGGTGGCACAACTGAAAGCCCTTTCGGAAGACACCAAGCAACGCAAAGCCGGTCTTATCGACCTTGTGGCCCTTCGGGATGAAGCGCCGTCGCCGGAGCGAGCGAAGGTCGTTCAAGCTCACATTGACGCGATCGAGAACACTGTCGTCGGCAAGGTGATGGTCGACTCGACAGGCATCCTGCGCACATTCCTGGAGAAGGTGCCTCACCTCGCGCCACCGTTAGAGCCTCCCTCATCGTCGCCGGAAGGCCTGCGAATATGGGAGCTCTCACGCCAGGTAGCTGAAAACACCGAGGAAATCAAGGCTCTGATGATCAAGGAAATCGAGCGGCAGCGGAAGATCGGCCAGAGTTTGATCGACGGTGAAGACCCCGCTCCCGAAGAGGGCTAGTCGTCCTCTGCGGCAATGCGTTCGGACAGGTCATCGAGAGCGTCTCGTGCCTTCTCGGCGGCATCGACATCGCCTCTGGCCGTGGCCTCGGCGAGCAGCTGCGCCTGGTCTTCCATCTGGCGGATGATCCCCAGAGTGGACATCAGGCGACGCGCCTGGCCCTCTTGCGTGTCGCGGCCTCGGCCTTGGCTACGTCGAGGAGGCAGTAGAGGTTGCGGCCTTCGGGGCTCTTGCCCGAAACGGGGAGCTTGACCAACTCACCTGTCGGGCAGCGGTATCCACGGTTGGCCCAACCCCAGACAGTCACCTTGGACACCTTGCAGTGTCGTGCCGCCTCGTCGGCGTCAATGAGGGTTTCGATGCCATCAGGCAGGATCAGGGGCGCAGTCATCTTTCGTCTCCTGAAACGACGAAACCCCTCGCGCCCGTGTGTGGGTCGAGGGGTTTGGACATAGCTGTGTCAGCTCCCAGCACTATACGTGAATAGTTGAGTGCCTGCGTAATTGCCGGTCGAGGGCGTGTCGCGCCTGGCTGGTGGCTAGGTGTCGAGCCGCCGGACGCTCGGAGGCACGAGCCCTTCACCACCGGTGAGGATGCGGCAACTTGGTCCGAGCTTGGGCGCGTAGATCGTGCCGCCGCAGTGGCAGGTCCACGTGTAGTGACGCTTCCCGCAGTCGCAGGCCAAGCTTCGGTGGTTGCCTCCGGGCTCGTCGATGCGATGCCAGTTGGGGCAGTACAGGGGCGCCACGACCGCCCAGCCTGTCGGGGTCTCGACGAGGTCGCCGACGTAGGCGTTGGGGAAGTTATCGCGTGGCGGTCGCTCCACGGACCTGTTCTACCCCTGGGGTGCGACATCGCTGGCCATGACGTAGTCGAAGTAGCGTTCGGAGTAGAAGCGGTAGTGCCTTTCGGTGATCGTGGTCTGGCAGCTTCCGCATTCCACCCAGTCGCGGCCAACGTCCATCGTCTTGACGAGGGTCAGGGCCTCACACTGCGGGCACGGCACCGGCAAGGCGATCCGCGGGCGTGAGAGTCCGAGCTGGCCTCGGACCTTGGCGTGCATGTCGATCCACTCGGTGATGGTGTCGGCGGCGTAGTCGGTGCGGCACAACTCGACGATGCGCACGGACAGGTACTTGTACGCCGCTCTGACGCGGACAACCTCGCTGGTGCCGGGGTGGGGCGGCGGCGTCTGCCCGAGGGTGTCTGCGAGTGAATCATGGGCCGCGTTAAGGCATGTGGCGATGTCAGCTGCCGTGTCCGAGGCCCATTCGGCGGGGTGGCTGTATTCCTTGACCTTGGCTCCGCGTTGCTTCTCGCCTTTGTTGGGCGCCGGGAGCGTGGCATGCAGCGTGACCCAGTCCATGACGACACGATCGAGCTGCCGGGCGACTCGGTGCTGGCATGGCTCGCACACACCAAGTTCGGTGTAGGCGGGTTCTCCCCTGTCGCGCTTGCAGTCCGGGTGTGCGCAGCGGGCAACGGTCGTGGTCATTGGTCAGCACCTCGAGTAATCATTGAAGTTTCAACGTCGGTGGGGTGGCTCTGGGGCGCACCATGGGTCGCGTCAAGCGCGGCCAGGACTGCTCGTCCGGGTGGGGCCTTGAGGTAGTCGATGGCCCGTTGCAGCGCCTCGGGGCCGTAGCGTCCGATGACGACGTGGTTGCACGTCGTGCACAGCAGGCCACGCACTGCCTCTCGCCCGCTTCCCAGCTTGTGGTCGTGGTCGACGGCCAGTCGCTTTGAGATCCCCTTGGCTCGTCCGCAGATCGCGCAGACGCCGCCCTGAGCGAAAAGGATCGCCTCATATTCGGCTTCGGTGATGCCGTAGGTGTTCTGCACCATCCGGTCATGGGCTCGCTTGCGTGAGCGGGCCTTGAACGCGCGATGGTGCGTCGTGCATCTCGGGCCAGGATGCGGCGTTGGCCGGACAGCTTCGATGCCTTCGGCGCGGCAGTCTTTGCACTTCGGTGTCGCAGTCATCGAGTCATCCCTTCACTGTTGCTAATTCGCGGGCCAGAGGTGGACAAAGGTGGACAGGTGGACATGTCCACCTGGCACTCACGCGCGTCATGAATTGAAACTATTGTTAGTTTTCCTAAATACTTCGTATCTGAGCTGGTAGAGCCGCTGTGCGAAAATTGCGGAATTAGGGCACCCTTACGAGAATCGGCGTGGACGCGCTCGCGGGCGATGTCCACCTGTCCACTTTTGTCCACCTTTTGGGTCATCATCGACATTTGCTACGTCCCGGCTTTCTGCCACAGCGCGCCGTCATGCCAGGCCAATTCGTTGCCCTTCAACGTCGCCAGCGCCACGTCCAGCACCGCGCGGTCACGGCTGGCTAGCCGCTTGCGCAAGGCACCCTCGGTGCCCGGCATCTTGTCCAGCAGCACGCGAGCGACTCGGGCGACGCGTTGCCCCTTCTGGTACGCCTGCTCGGCGTCCGAGGCTTCGCGTGCGACACCGGCCATGCGTCCCTTGTGGGATGCCTCCTCGACCTCGGACACCGCCAGCTGATCAATGACCCATTGGCGCACCGCGTCAGAGACTCTGGCCGCGATCCCGGAAAGCTCCCAGTCTTCGATCGACATCACGGGTCGGCCATCGAGCACCGCCAGCGCATAGGCGAACTTCTCGCGGCAGAACAAGGCGTGACCGTCCAGCGCCGCAGTATCGCCCCGAGCCGCCTTCACCCGCTCAGACCGGATCAGCCCCTCGCACTCGGCGGGCACGGTGAGCACACGCGGGTACTGCCAGTCCGTGAACGACGGCAGCGACAGCGACCCCGATGGATACGGCGACGACGCACTGATCCTCTGATCCGTCCCCGGAAACCACATGAACCGTTGCGGGGTGCCACCGCCCGAGTCAGCGAGCAGCCCACCGGCCCTGTCCGGCTGAATCGAGGCCACCATGGTCAGGCGGTAGGTGTGCGCCAGCAGCATCGGGAGCTTGTTGCGGTAGGCGAAGCCGAGGGTCTCCCCCGAAAACGCCTGCCGCAGAATCGGCATGATCGTCGCACCGGAGCGCCCGCCCACCGCAGACAAGGTGTCGATCTCGTCCACCGTGAACATCATCGCCTCGTGCGCGTCGTCGCCCCGTGGGTTGCCGTCGTCATCGCGACCGCCATACGCCGCGATCAGGCCTTCGCCACTGCCCGGTGTCCTGGCGTGCACATGCTCGTCGACCAGCTCGCGGGCCGTGGCGCTGGCGGCACCCTTCCCACCGCCCGAGACCGCCGTCACCGCACCGAACCAGTTCAACGAGCCTGGGCCGCCCACGATCGGCGGCAGCTGGATATGGGGCGGCACCAGGGTCAAGGCACGGGCAGCACAGTGCGCCAACACAGCCCACGGCGAGCACATGCGGAACATCGCCGTCTCGTAGACGGTGCGCAGGCTTTCGCGTGCATCCCAGAACCCGCCTTCGAGCGGACGCACATCGAAGGCCTTCGCCTGCGGATGGTCAGCCTCCGTGACCGCCACCCGGCTCGGCATCGCTACGACATTCGAGTTCTCCGGCGGATACCGGGGGTCGCGCCGACCAGAGTTCATGCCCGAGCGGATCGTGGCCCGGATCTCCGAATCGGTCAGCGGCTCCTTACCGTTGTGGCTCGCGGACCACGCCGCGTTGGTCAAAGCATCCATCACGTCCTGCTCGTCGAGCAGGTGCGGCACCAGCTGCCCCAACGCGAACGCCGACTTGTTCAGCTGATCGTTGCGGCCCGGCTCGGTCGCCTCGGACATGATTCGGCACTCATCCGCCAGAGCGGCTATCGCCCAGGCATTTTCGATATCCCGCGGTTTGGCCGGCAAGCGCTCCGGAGCGCGCTTCTCACCTTTGCCAGGGAGTAGGCCGTAGCGGGTCAAGTTGTCGACGAAACTCTCCGGCTCAGGGAGCTGTGGCAGATCCGACACGCTCACGCTGCGCCACCGGCTACGCTCGCCGCCATGTACGCACTCACGTACGCAGCCGAGACAGACAGCGCAGTTACATGGATGGACTGGGCCAAGGTCGCTCCAACCGCTGCCGTCGTCTCTGCCGTAGTCACATTGCTGATTCGCTGGTGGGATAAGCCCCGCCCTGTACTACATCTAGAGATGCGCCTAAGGGAGAACATTGGCGAGGCGTCATTTGATTGGGGGGTGGCCGCGCTAATCAACCTCGGCGATGGCGATGCCTTCGATATACGTCTATTCGGGTCAGGCTGCGACGTAGGGGTGCGCAATACTCCAGACAACGAGGGCAAATGGACATACCGAATACCTGTGCTGAAAGCTGGCGCAACACAGCTGATCGCAATCGGAACTGAAAAAGGCAAGCAGATGGAGAAGGGGGACGCGATCATCGTGACTTGGGCGCCACGTTCCCGCCGTTGGTTCCGAAGGACCATGCGAATCGATGTTGCAGAACTCACCGGCGAACACCTACTGCCACCCGGTGTGCTCGAATATGTGAAAATTCCATGGTGGGTCCGGAGGACATCGTCTCTGGAGCGGAAAACTCCACGCGCGCAGGAGTATCTGTATCCGATGCGGAGATTCTCACAAGATCGCAAGGGCAAATAGTCAGGCTCACGCTGCCAACGCCTTTCGCTCTGCGGTGGTCAGGATCGGTGATGGTCGGTACGACCATGACCAGGTGCGCCCAGGCTCGCCGAGGGTCGACGGCGGGGCCACCACGTAGCCGCCGCGTCCACGAATGTCGATGCCTGGCAGAAGGTTCACGGCGTTGCCCCGTCCAGCGCGCTCGATGTAGAGGTGCACGCCGCCGCTGGCCGTGGCCACCTTGCCGTGCACGTCCGGTATCGGCCCCTTGCCCGTGTGAGGATCGGCCAGCGCCAGCAGCTCGTGCAGCGAGAGCATGCCCGCAGGCGGGTCCACGTCGATCACGTCGAACCGGACGCCGGTCGGCAACCCGATGTTGTACCGGGGATTGGCCTTCCACCATGCCTCGATCTGGCCCCGGTTCGTGGTGGCATCCTTGAAGCCGTACCGGGTTGCGGGCACCTTAGAGAGCGGTTTGAGCGGGAACACCGGCCATCCGTACACCTGCGCGTAGTAGAGCGCCGAGGCCTTGAGCCGTGGCGGCTGCCCATCGAGACCGTCGATCTCCGCTTGCAGGGCATCGGCTTTCGCGTCGTCGCCCGCTATCGCCGCCTCAAGCCAGCGTGCCGTCAATAGCTCAATCGGCGTCAGCTGGTCCGCGTCCTCGCACAGAGGGTGCGCCATCTGGCCGAACGTGGTGACCTGCATGGCCTCGCCGCATACCCGGCACGTCGAGTACTCCCTCACTTCGCCAGCCTCGGGACGATCGGTGCATTCAGGGTCAGTCCGTCGCTCTTGGCGTGGTGGCGCCAGAAGTCTGAGCCGTACCTGTATACGACATAGCGATCGGGCGTCGCCTCGCGCATCTCGTGCTTGCTCATCGGTCTGACTTCCCTTCTGGTGGTGTTTGGTTGGTGGCCGTGGCGGGCGCTAGGACTCATCGCCCGCCACGGGTGCTACTGCGGAACGATCAGAACGGCGGTTCGTCGTCGATCGGGACGGAGGACTTCGCCGCAGACGGCAACGTGCCGCCGCCCCGTTTCACGCGAACGTCAAAGATCTTCGCCGTGCCATTCGAGGTCTTGACGAACTCGGTCAGCTCGATCTTGATCAGATCGCCGACCTCCGGCGCCGCCTTGCGAATCGCCTTCTTGAGATTGACGCCACCGGCTGTCACCGAGACCTCCTCGCCTGCATCGAAGTCGGTACGGTCGCCGGACTTGTTGAACGACGCCGCACGCTCGGTGAGGATGACGGTCAACTCCGGGCATGGACTCCCGCTGAAGTCGGTGCCAGTGCGGTCGCCGTACTCGGTGACCGTTCCGATGACCTTCTGGCCCTCACGGTTTCCCCATCCGATGAACGCACCCGCAGGCACCTCGATCGGATCGATATCGTTCCAGTCCACATCTGCACTCATTTGCTTATTCCCTTCCATTACTTACTTGTTCGCGCAAGGTGTTCCTTGCGTTCAAGGCATGCCGCCTTGAAGTCTTCGGTCAACTCGCCAGTCGACTGCGCTTCCATCCACACATCGCGCAGCGCTTCGACATTGCACGCCAGAGCAATTCGCTCGGTGAGCGATACCTCTTCTTCGTCCAGCTCGACGCCGCGACCCATCGGCACTAACTTTCGGCCCCTGCCCTTGTCGCGTTTGGCGGCGGCGATCTTCAAGTCGGCGCGGCCCTTGACCAGGTCTGCGGATACCAGCTCGCAGGTCCGAGACATCATCGGCAGGTGTACGACGATCGCCAGCTTTGTGTCGTAACCCATTGCCTCTAGTCGGGTCTCGGCCTGCACGTCGTAGGGGACGCTCTCGCTGTACCCGCCGAGCTGTGCCTCTATCATGCGAGGCCCTGGCCGCTCGAAAACCTTGCCGGTCTTCAAGTCGACGATCTTCGGCTTACCCTGAACCTTGCCCATCTTCCGGTAGGTCGACACCCTGTCCGGCGTGCCAGCGATCCGGTACCCGTCGTGCACGTGCATCTGTTCGATGAGGTGATGGGTCAGGCACTTAGTGGCCAGCGTGTAGGCATCGGCGTCGCGCTTCGCTTCGGGTGGGACACGCTCGTAGTTGTTGGTGTTTTCGTTCCACCACTCATGCGGGGTCATGTCGCCCGCGTCGCGAGCCTGCGTGACCTGGTGCATCATCGAGCCCCACTCCTGCTCGATGTCCCTACCGCCGAGTCTGGCCGCACGGAAGGCAATCGATGTCAGGTCGCGGTCAGTCTCGGCGTTCAGCCACTCGACCTTCAAATCGTCCGAGTCGCGCAGCCCCCGCAGAACGTGGCGCTCTGTCCAGATGCGCAAGCCTTCGCGGTTGTCCTCAAGGTGGTCGATGAAGTTGGTCACCCGCTGGTACGCAACGCGCCTTCCCCCTTCGGCCGGCAAGATCATCGGCTGGTTATTGCCGTTGCGGATCACCCCGAAGTGGTCACGCTCAGCGATATCACCACCGGATACGGTTACATCCCAGTCGATCTCTGCGGCCACGGTCAGCGCCTCTTCACGAATCGACCGTCAGTGCCACGCTCTTGGGTGATGATGAAGTGCTCCCACTTCTGGAAGACGGCGAGTACATCGCCGCCCCACTGAGATGTTTTGAGAAGTAGCCGCCCTTGGGTGTCGATGTCATATCCGCCCACTCGGGGCACCTCGACCTCACGCCCATACGTTGTCTGACCAGAGGTGACGAATGTCCGAACT